GACATTGACAGGGATTTATCTGGTAAAGCCAAGCCAGACCTCATGCCTGACCTTGCGGATCAACTACGACTCTTTGCAAAACGTGATAAATCAAAACGCGTGTCTTATGTCATCTTCCAAGGTCGGATTGCATCGTCTCGCATGGGCTGGCGCTGGCGCAAGTATTCTGGAAGCAATAAACACGACCATCATTGCCATATTTCTTTCACTAAGAAGGGCGATGCAGATGGCTCGTTCTTTAATATCCCAATGATAGGCGGCACAGCATGAATATGAAGAACCCTTACCTAATGAGCATCGGGGCTTTCCTAGCAGTATGGGGTACTACCTCAAACTTTGCTCTTGACTATCGTGCAATCCTTGGCTCTCTAGTAGCAGGCGTGTTTGGATACGCAACTCCCAAGAAATGAACCAACAAGACTTCTTCACGCTTTACATTGCCACCCTTGGCATAATCGGTGGACTATCTGGGTACGTTATTACTCATTTACTCTCTGAAATTAAGCGACTAAACTCGCGTGTTGATGAGATCTATAACATACTTCTTGACCGATAATTATTGCCATGGCAGCTAAGAAGAAGGTCATAGACCTAGACACTTACAACGCTTTAGACCAATGGGCAATAGGTCTAAACGAGATGTATAAGGCATTGCGCAAGAGTGGCTTTGCCGTAGATATAGCTCTGGCCATTGTCACAGATCGTGACGCTTATCCTGACTGGATTCTTCCTTCTCTGCCTAATCGCATCGACAACATACCCTACGAGGACGACGACGAGGATTAAGAGCCTATGAAGAAGATAGTTATACTTTCCGATCTTCAAGTACCGTTCCAAGATGTACATGTCACGCGCAATATAGCAAGATTCCTTACGACCTTTAAGCCAGACCAAACTGTGACTATTGGCGATGAAATTGACTTTCAGACAATAAGTAAGTGGTCGGAGGGCACGCCTCAAGCCTATGAGCAGACTCTTGGCGATGACCGAGACCAATGCGTGCAGCTCCTCTGGGAGTTGGGGGTTACCGATTGTATAAGATCCAACCATACGGATCGGTTGTACAACATAATCATGAAGAAAATCCCCAGCTTTCTTAGCCTGCCTGAGCTGCGCTTTGAGAAGTTTATGAAATTTGATGAGCTGGGGATAACTTTCCACAAGACTCCCATGGCCATCGCTCCTAATTGGATTGCAGTCCATGGCGATCACACACCCATTAAGCAACTAGGCGGGCTCTCAGCTCTTGAGGCAGCACGCAGGCATGGCAAGAATGTCATCTCCGGCCATACCCATAGAGCAGGCCGCAGTGCCTTCTCAGAAGCCTCTGGAGGCCGTTTGGGGCGGGTTCTGCATGGAGTTGAGGTAGGCAACCTCATGGACTTTAAGCAGGCCTCATACACCCATGGGTCGGCAAACTGGCAACAAGCTTTTGCCATCATGTATGTGCATGGATCTAACGTGCAGGTGGACATTATCCATATTGAAAAGAACGGCACTTTTATTGTGCAGGGCAAGGTCTATGGAAGGGTTCGCTAGGCCTGATTTTGGCGATGAGCCTGTGGATAACATTGTTACCGTTTCGTTATCAAAAATGGGTTGCTGTCTAGCTCGCTTGGCGTAAAGTTCTTCTTGTAGCCGAGATACGTGCTACACGAAAGGGCTCAAATGTTACTTACAACAAATGAATTAGAGCAGGACTTCGACCGATTGGTTGAGACTTCAATGCTTTGGCATGGCACAGATTGGATCAAGCAGGAAGGCCGCTTTGAAGGCACTGTGGCCTTTCATCACAAGGTTATTTACTGGTTCGAACGTTATGCAGATATTGTGCTTGCAAAGAATATGTTGAAAGAGCTGGAACAGGATTTCTGCGTAATCTACGACAATGCAATGAACCAGTGGGTTATCACTTCTACTTACTGCACAGAGAGCTGGCGATAATGAACACAGATCAAGCACTTGTCCTGATGGGGCTAGTCGGTGCATTCACTGGCTTCCTCATCGGTTACTCAAAGGGACATGAACACGGCAAAATTGCAGGGCGTATTGCTTATCGTAAGTCACAGCGTCAATATTCGCAGGTAGGAGGATGGGACGGTGAATTCTAATGAGCTCCTCCAATCAGCAGCAGACACAATTAAAATCCGCAACCATACTCATGGTGACAGTAAAGACAACATGCGCAGAACTGCAATGCTCTTATCTGCATATCTTGAAACTCCAATACACGACTATCAAGTCGCTATCATTATGCAGCTCGTTAAGATTAGCCGAACACAAGAGTCCCCATACTTGCTTGACCACTGGCTTGACCTGCTTGGTTACGGAGCTATTGCAGGAGAGCTCGCCCTATCAGAGGAGATTGACTAATGTTTAATTTAGATGATTACGAGACAGTCGAAGAGCGGCTCATCAAGTATTGGAAGGATCACCCAGATGGTCAGATTCACACAGAAATCATGGAGAGCACAGCTAGTCGTTTTATTGTTAAGGCTTCTGTATTTCGCACAGAGGCAGACCCTCGCCCTTGGACGACAGGCTTGGCAGAAGAAACAGTCCAAGGTCGCGGAGTTAATGCTACGAGTGCATTGGAAAATTGTGAGACTTCTGCTATTGGTAGAGCCCTTGCTAACGCTGGATATGCAACGAAGGGAAAGCGGGCGAGCCGTGAGGAAATGGGAAAGGTTGCAGCTAAGCAAGTGGTACAAGATACGGTACAACAAGTAAAGGCAAAGATGGCAGACACATCTCAGCAATATGTTCCAGTAGCAAAGGAAAGCGATCCATGGACACAATGGGAAGCAGCTCCAGTTCAGACTATGGAGTCAGCAGTCGAGACGGTGAAAGCGGTTCTTGGGGGCACAATGCCAGACGAGAGTTGCATACATGGGGCTCGAATATGGAAGCATGGAGTGAGCAAGGCTGGCAATAAGCCTTGGGGTCATTGGCGTTGCCCTAATCAAGCTACAAGCGGTTCAGCAGCAGGTGCTGATGATAAGTGTGAACCAATTTGGTATGAAATAAAGCCAGATGGCACTTGGGGAAAGCGTGCTGATCGTGGGTAAATTATACTTTCAGAACCAAGACAACGAATGGGAAGAATTCCCAGACGAAGAAGCAATGGCACACATAAGAGCTTCTGCTCAGATATTGCAAGACATGGGTTGGGCGATTATTTGCGAAGGTTGTAATGCGCATCCAACTATTTCTCAAATCAAAGAACGCTACATGAAGCAATCGTGGACTTGTAGCTGTGGAATTGTTAACTCTGCTGGACGTGCATGACACGACACAGAAAAGACCGAGGACTGCGGACTGAGCGAGTAGTGGCAGCCTATCTCTCGCAATGGTGGGGAAGCGCAGTCGTTGGTCGGGGTGCAGGGAAGGACGTGCTGAATGTCCCGTTCGACATTGAAGTTAAGGCACGTTCTTCCTTTCAACCTTTAGCCTTCTTGAAACAATCAGAGGAAAGAGCTAAGGGTAAGGAAAGAAGCATTGTTGTGTGCAGAATGAACGGACAGGGCGAGACTCCAGAGAATTACTTAGCCTTCATGCGTTTGAGCGATTTGGTGGACTTATTGCTTAGAGCAGGGTACGGCGATTTCCAAGACGATACTGATAAACTTAAACCTGAACGCTGCAAGATTTGCGGCTCATGGAAGTTCATTGACTGTCCATGCAGAACATGTGCATTGTGCAAGGACAAGAATGGCTAACGATGAGCTCTACACGCCCAAGGCAATCTTTGACAAGCTGGGGCTGCACTTTGATCTAGATGTAGCTTCTGGACTCAATGAGAACATTGCAGTACCGACTAGCAATCGCTTTACTATTGAAGATGATGCTCTAGTGCAAGATTGGTATGGCCGAGTGTGGATGAACCCGCCTTTCAGTAAGCCTTCACCATGGGCACACAAATGGCTTGAGCATGGCAATGGCGTGGCACTGCTTCCCCTATCAGGCAACTCACGTTGGTGGCGAATGCTGTGGCAATCAGAGGCTGGCGTTGTAATGGTAGAGCCGAACACTGGCTTCATTAACACTGAAGGCGAAGAGAAGAAAATTATGTATGGCATCAGCTTGTGGGCTGTAGGTGCTGAGAATATCGAGGCATTGAAAGCCTTTGGCAAAGTGCGCTAATGCCGATCTATGAGTTCGAATGCGACAATGAATTATGCGAGGCTAATGCTCGTTATGATAAGGAGTTGAAGATCAATGAACCACATGATGTTGATTGTCCGTTCTGCGGGTCAAGTATGCGAAAGATTTATAGCTCTGTTCCAGCACATTTCAAGGGAAATGGGTTCTATTCAACTGACAAATAAAGGAGCAAAATGAAAATCCTCAATCTGTATGCAGGCATCGGGGGAAATCGTAAGTTATGGTCGAACGAGCATGAAATAACTGCTGTGGAGTATGATCCAGCGATTGCAGCTATTTATGCAGACCTTTACCCTCAAGACACGCTTGTTGTAAACGATGCTCATGAGTATTTAGCCAAGCATTTCCAAGAGTTTGATTTCATTTGGTCTAGCCCACCATGTCAGAGCCATAGTAGCTTTAGGCAAAATATAGGTGTTAGATATAGGGGCGTAGAACCCATCTATCCAGACATGAAGCTTTATCAAGAGATTTTGTTCCTTCAAGCTAATGCCAAATGTGGCTGGGTTGTTGAAAATGTTAAGCCATATTACGAGCCATTCATTAAGCCTACAAAGGACATGCAAAGGCACTACTTTTGGGCTAACTATGAGATTCCAGATGCAGACTTTGAAAAGGATAAGATTCGCTCTGCTCAAATACCGCAGCTGTCAGAGCTTCATGGCTTTGATCTTACTAATTACAAATTAGCCAATAAACGCCAAGTGTTGCGCAATTGCGTATTGCCTAAACTGGGCTTACATGTATTCAATAGTTATCAACAGGTTGTGGATAAGTAGGTACATAACATGACTCTACGCTTACGCCACGCCCATGTTATACACATGCTTGACACAGCCGGTACACTCTCTAGCGAGAGCCCATCAAGGGCTCACCGCAAGCCGCTTAGGCGGATTGCTTGCGGGGTCGCAATCGTTATTGTCATAGCTCTGTCATTAGGTGTAGCACCTGCTGATGGCATCTCAAACACGCCAATTAAAAGCGTTAAATATTTAGCTGATAAGCAATTAACAGAGAAGCAAGAATATTGTCATAATCAAATCACATTCAGAGAAAGCTCTAACAGAAGAGATGCAAATAACGGATCGCATTGGGGTTACTACCAAGGCAGAAGCATAAGCCTTAAGAACGCGCCAGATGATTATCAGTTCTATTGGTATTGGTATTATGTAAGCCACAGGTATGGAGTAACACAGTATGATGAGCCTAACTATTGCAAGGCATTACATCATCTAAGAGTTAAGGGTTGGCAATGAGTAGCAAGAGCAATGACCCTAGACTCTCAAAGAAGTACAAGGAGGTGCGATTGCGTAAGTTAGCTGAGGATCAGTGGACTTGCTTCTATTGTGGCTATGAAGGTAAAGACATGACTATTGACCACATAATCCCAGTAAGCAAAGCGCCTGAGTTAGCAATCCAAATTGAGAATATGGTGAGCTGTTGTAAACCGTGCAATAGCTCGAAGGGTTCACGCTCGCAAGGCGTTTTTTTAGAGCGACGCGCTAC